TTTGATAAAGCATTTTTAGGCGTAGCGTCCCGTTTTGGTATGGACGATGTCTTTGCCTATGACTACGATAAAGTATTAAAGATACTAATAGAAAAGGAAGGTATGTCCCCAGATGAAGCCCAAGAATGGTTTGAATACAATATCAAAGGCGCATGGGTAGGGGATAAAACACCGCTCTATGTAAAACGATACGGCAGTATAAAGGATGCAGTAGATGACCTCGACTTATAAAGAAAGAAACCGTGAAATGCACCGATTACGCACCGAAAGAGCCATGACACTCACGGCTATTGGTAAGAAGTATGGTGTAACTCGAGAAAGAGTGCGGGTTATTGTTAATAAAATCGAAGAAGAGAATGCAAACAAAAATATTCAGGATATACGGACCACCCGGGACGGGGAAAACGACAGCACTACTGAATAAAGTTGACGAGGCATTACGTCAAGGCATACCGCCCTCTAAGATAGGATACTTTGCCTTTACGCGCCAAGCGGCTTATGAAGCAGTAGAACGTGCGTGTCAGCGCTTTGGTTTAGATGAAACACAACTACCTTGGTTTCGCACGCTACATAGTTTTGCTCTGCGCTTGTCAGGTATACGGGCCGAACAAGTTATGCAAAGCGAGCACTACAAAGAACTATCCGATACGATTGGTATAAAACTTATGCCCGATAACGCTAACGGTGACGATAATATTTTTGATGCGAGCGCTAATGCCGATCCGTATCTCAGTATAATAAATCTGGCACGGCTGAAAAAAATACCGTTACGCAAGCAATATAATCAAACTATCAGTAATATAGACTGGATGACCCTGTCTTACGTTGCACGGTCCTTACAAAGTTACAAAAGCCGACTAAAGGTGTATGATTTTACCGATATGCTAGAGATATTTGTAAAGGAGAGCTCAAAGTTCTGTCCACATCTAAGTGTCAGTTTTATAGACGAAGCACAAGACCTATCTCCACTGCAATGGGACGTTGCGCATATTATAGAGAAATATTCTGATAAAATTTACTGTGCGGGAGACGATGACCAAGCTATATACAAGTGGGCGGGGGCTGATGTCGAGCACTTTATAGGACTTAATGGGGGGTACGAGGTGCTTGAGCAGTCCTACCGCGTACCACAGAACATACATCCTTTGGCATCGCGTATATCTAAACGCATACACAAGCGTGTACCTAAGACCTATCTGCCCCGAAAAGAGGACGGCTTGGTAAAACGTATTAACGACGTATCAGAGATAGATCTATCCGAGGGAACATGGCTTATACTTGCTCAAGCTAACTATTTTTTACACAGTCTTATAGATAATTTAAGAAGTCGTGGTCATCTGTTTGCGTACCATGGCAAACGATCCATATCGCAAAAGATAAGCGAAGCGGTCAACGGATGGGAACAAATGCGTAAGGGTCGTGAGATAACCGCCCCTGTTGCCCGTGTAATCTACAGCTATATGTCTGTCGGCAATCGTGTAAAGCGCGGTTTTAAAAAAATACCGCACCTTATGGACGATGAAACCGTAACACTTGAAGCACTACAGCGCGATCATGGCCTGTTTGCCACTATCGATATGATATGGCACGAAGCCATGGATAAGATACCCGACAGCGAAAGAGCCTACATCACCGCTCTACTCCGTCGCGGAGAGAAATTTAATGGCACGCCTCGTATAACACTATCCACGATCCACGGATCAAAGGGTGGTGAAGCCGAAAACGTTGTGCTATTTACTGATGTGTCCCCCGCCGCATCGAAGGCCGCGGAACAGGACCCTGACGAACTGCATCGTGTATTCTACGTCGGTGTGACACGAACTAAAAAAAACTTATATTTAATCGAGCCAGAGGACGCATTGAGGAGTTACAGCATATGAACAGGAAGCAAATACTAGACAAAGCCGAGAAGATGATTAATGGCCCACGGGCCAAGGACTACGGTGATGCCCACGAGAATCACCAACGCATAGCTATGCTATGGTCGGTCTTGCTCAATAAAGAGATCACCGTCGCGCAAGTGTATCAATGTATGATAGCGGTTAAGCTGTCCCGCCTGATAGAAACACCAGACCATGAGGACAGTTGGCTTGATATCTGTGGCTACGGCGCTCTCGGAGGAGAGAAATAATGTCTTTGCAGTTAGCGTTTGATACACCGAAGTCGGAATGGCTACCGCCAACCGAGCTTCCTAACATCTTTGATGCCAAACAAATAGCCATCGATGTTGAAACACGCGATCCAAATATCAAAACACTCGGGGCGGGATGGGCCACAGGGGACGGTGAAGTCGTGGGCTACGCCATCGCCGTCAGCGATTGGTCAGGCTACATACCGATCCGTCACAAGTATGGCGGTAATCTGGACGAACGCATCGTAAATAAATGGCTACAGAAAGTATTTGAGAGCCCCGCTGATAAAATTATGCACAATGCCCAGTATGATGCGGGATGGATACGGCGTATGGGCTTCACGCTCAACGGTCGGATCATCGATACTATGCTTATCGCGGCTCTATTAGATGAAAATCGTTTTAGTTATAGTCTGAATGCTCTGGCCTACGATCATCTGGGTAAAGTAAAATCGGAGAAAAATCTGGTAGAAGCGGCCCGTAGCTTTGGTCTGGACCCAAAAGGCGAGCTCTGGAAGATGCCTGCCATGTATGTGGGACCGTATGCCGAGGGGGACGCCGAGCTTACACTCGAACTCTGGAACTATCTATCGGGACAATTAGGTAAAGAAGATCTATGGCCCATCGCTAATCTTGAGCTCGATCTACTGCCGTGCCTGATTGACATGACATGGCGCGGAGTACGGGTAGATCAGGACAAGGTCGAGCGCACACGAAACTCTCTACTCAAGCGCGAGAAAGACGTACTGAGCCACATTAAGAAACTTGTGGGCCATGACATCGAAATATGGGCCGCCGCCTCCATAGCGAAGGCTTTTGAGGCTCTCAGCATTGAATACCCACGGACCGAGAAGGGCGCACCGTCGTTCACGAAACAATTCCTGAGCGATCACACACACGAACTTCCGCAGTTGATTGTCCAAGCCCGTAACCTAAACAAGACCTCGGGGACCTTTATCAATACAATTATGAAACATTGTCACTCTGATGGACGCATACACAGCCACATAAATCAAATACGATCCGACGACGGCGGTACCGTATCAGGACGTATATCGATGAATAACCCGAACCTACAGCAGATCCCCGCACGGGATCCCGAGCTCGGTCCTATGATTCGCTCTCTGTTCCTCCCCGAAGAGGGCGAAAAGTGGGCTGCGATTGACTTCTCGCAACAGGAACCACGCATCTTGGTTCACTATGCGTATGTGTATGGCAAAAGTAAGGGGCTCACGCTTGACGGTGTAGAAGAGTTTGTACACGGCTATCGGAACAATCCCGACATGGACTTTCATACAATGGTTGCAGAAATGGCACAGATACCACGAAAGCAAGCAAAAACAATAAACTTGGGCCTGATGTACGGTATGGGGGTCGGTAAAATGTCTGACCAACTGGATATCACGCTTGACGAAGCCAAGGACTTGGTCCGTCAGTATCACACACGGGTGCCGTTTGTTAAAATGCTGATGACAGGTGTGCAAAACAGATTGAATGACAAGAGCAGTAGCGGTTCTATTCGGTCCCTGTTAGGACGTAAATGTCGGTTTGATCTGTGGGAGCCCGATACTTTTGAGATGAACAAAGCGCTCCCGTATCGCGAAGCGGTGCAAGAGTATGGCGATACGACACGCCTGAAGCGTGCGTACACCTACAAGGCCCTGAATAGATTAATTCAGGCATCAGCGGCTGATATGACAAAAAAAGCTATGGTTGATATATATAAAACAGGCCGTATACCGCTTATACAGATCCACGATGAGATAGCTATGTCCGTAAAAGACATAAAAGATGCAAAAACTATTTCGCAGATGATGGAAACTGCGGTAGACTTAGAGATACCGAGCAAGTGTGATATTGAGGTTGGCCCCGACTGGGGAACTGCCAAATAATTTTTTACTGCTAACACTTTTTCGGTTCTTTCCTCCCACCTAGCCCCGCTTGGCGGGGTTTTTTTTGTTGACAAGTTATATATTATCTTATACGTTCTAAGGGTAGCGGTCTGGTTTATATCAGAGCGAGTGCCTTTTAGACTCCATGCTAGAAGGCACTCCAACAAAAAACCCTTGCATTTTTACATATAATCTTATATAGTCCTGTAAGATACTATATAAGGACACCTTATGGACACAGAAAAATGGAAATCGGTCCTCGTTCCCAAAGAAGTGTACGAGGAAATCAAGCGAACAAGCGCGGATCGCGGACGGACTATCAGCGGTCAACTAAAAATTATCTGGCAAATCTACAATAAACTGAAAGAAAAGCTTGATCCTAAGCCTTGACTAAAAAAAATTTGGGCTTAGTATGGGATAAATTATATATATTACTATAGAGGAGAGAGCATGACACCCGAGAGCATATATTTTATTTTATATCTGATAACGGTACCCGATATCGAGAGCGATCAACGAGCTATCCATCGCATTTACTTTGAAGATTTTGAGCAATGCAATCACTACGCAGAGATATTAGATCAGCGCTATGATCCTATTGTCCGTAAGAGAAATTGTGTTAAAGTAGATAATTACTTAAAAGAAGTACGCATACCGTTACGCAAGCCCGAGTTTATGAAATGAAGTTAGAATTTTTAGCAAACATTAATAATTTTATTAAAAAAAACACAGACCATCAGATCCGTCACTTCAGTAAAGCACGCCGTAAAAAGAAAAAAGAGGTGGATTATTCTAAAGTTTTTGATGATGAAGAAACGATTAAGCGTATTAGGGCCGATATAAATAAGGGTTTTATAACGCCCGACAGTTTTAATAATAAAAAACAAATAAAAAACAAAAAAGACTTGTAAAGTCCTATATATTCATATATAACTCTATATGAAAGGGTTGTCATAGGCCCTATCCCGTAGTTATGAGAAGCCCCCCAGAGATCTGGGGGGCTTTTTTTGTGTTGACAGGCCATTTTATCTGTGATTATATGGGACTATGTCAACTACAGGAGAAAACTATGGATAAAGAAATACAGGAAAAGATCATTGCAACTGCTCGTGAGTTCAAAGACGAGGGCGAGTGCGATATATGGCACACTATTTGGCACGATGGGGTGCCTTATGATATGCACCTCATGCTCGATCAATCCCTCGAGGATAAAAAATGGGAGTATGAAGTGCTTGTCTATCCCGTCAAGCAAGATGAAAACGGTGAGTGGACACGCGGTGTTGTTAACGATCCCGAACATTGCGATATACTTCTATTTAAACACACCTTTCCAGACCGAGGAGAATGGCGATGAAGAAAGTATGGGTATTTAAATTTAGGGAAAGCGGTGACGAAGATGATGTGGTCGTGTTTGACTCCAAGCCGTCCCGAGAACAAATGGATCAGGTGCTGTTAGAGCACCTCGATCAGTTGTTTATAGATCACGGCACAACGCCCGCTGAAGAACGCGCTAAGAGAGAAGA